CAGGCTGAATTAATTAAGTTTGTTCGCAGACTTGAGCTTGATGCTTTATATCCACCACTTAAGGAGATCAAATAATGGACAAAGAAGATAAATTAGTCGTTTACGCTTGCATCATTATTTGCGTATTTATTATTGGATATTTAACAGGGGCACAGGTATGACACAAACTAATCAAGGCGGGAAATTAATTGCTACGGCATTTGTCAAAGCTCAACGTGAGTTTGGCCCTGCGCTTAAATCTTCTACAAACCCTCATTTCAAGTCTAGGTATGCTGACCTGTCCGCTTGCGTTGAGGCAGTAATAGACGCTTTAAACAATAACGGCATTGGCATGATGCAGAAACTGTATGAAGATGCTACAGGAGTTAGCGTAGAAACGGTTTTTTTGCATGAATCAGGGGAAACTATCGAGTGCGGTGTTTTGCACGTTCCTGCGTCCAAACAAGACCCCCAAGGGTATGGATCTGCTCTTACATACGCTCGTAGATATTCTTTAATGTCTGCCTGTGGGATTGCTCCTGAAGATGATGACGGCAATTTAGCATCCAAACCTAAAACTGTCGTTCAGCAACCGGTTTTTAACGAATCCGTAGCTGCCGATCTGGTCACCGCTATCGGAGACTGCCAGGACTTAGACGAATTGGAAAAGGCTTTCAAAGTAGCTTACAAATACTGCGTAAACAACGAAATGTATAAATCTGCTACCGTTAAGGCTAAAGATCAAATGAAGACAAAATTAGGGGCTAAATAATGACAACACAAAACGAAATCAGAGCATCCGAGTCACAACATTGGTATACCAGGTTGGGTGAGCCAATGTATACAGTTATTGGTAAAAATGGAAAAGAAAGACCGACAACTTTAAGAGACGGTAGAGCATTAAATTTAGTCCCAAGTGTTACAACAATCCTTAATGTCGCAGCTAAACCGGCTTTAAACATTTGGATTCAACGCCAAGTTCTAATGGCTGCACTAACCTTGCCAAAGCGTCCAGACGAGTCCGAGGAGGACTGGATTAGCCGAATTATGCAAGACTCCAAGGAGGAGGGCAAAGAGGCAGCTAACCGAGGTACTGAAATCCATGCGTCCATTCAAGGATACTTTGAGGGCAAAGGCTACGGTAATCACCCAGATCACGTTCAATCTTTTGAGGACTTGATCACCGAGAATTATGGACGGCAAACTTGGATTCCTGAAATGAGCTTTGCCAATGAACTTGGATTTGGAGGAAAGACCGACTTACATACCACCGCAGGGCATGGAGTTGTGATTGACGTTAAGACCAAGGAATTTGACAAGGATGACAAGATTGTTGGCTATGACGAGCACTTAATGCAACTTGCAGCTTACCGAATGGGACTTAGACTTCCGCATGCTGAGTGTGCCAATGCTTTTGTATCTCGAACCGTACCTGGCTTAGTTGTCCTCCACAAATGGACGGAGGAAGACCTTAAAAAAGGTTGGTTAATGTTCACTAACTTACTTCAATTTTGGCAGACTAAAAATGGACACAAATAGATATTTAAACTATTACGAACTTAGGCATCTGGAGTGGTATTACATGGTTCTAGCTTTTGACCAGTTTGAAAAGCATGATGTACTTCACTGGATGTATTTATTTAACTCGGCTCAATACCGAACTTTAGCAGACGAACTAATATGGAGCACAAATGTTCAATCAAATTCAAATTATCGGTAATGTTGGCAAAGACCCACAAATAAGGGCCATGCCTTCGGGAGACTTAGTGGCTAACTTTTCTTTAGCAACGTCTGAAAAATGGAAAGACAAGTCTGGAGAATCCCAAACTAAAACCGAGTGGCACAATGTTACTTGTTATGGAAAATTAGCTGAAATAGCTGAAAAGTACATTAAAAGTGGGAAAATGCTATTTATCCAGGGTTCGCTTGTAACCCAAAAATATACGGATAAGAATGGTATTGAAAAAACTTCCCACCATATCAAAGCAGACACAATCCGCATGCTTGGAGGGGAGAAAGATTCCGCTAAACATCCACAAAGTAATCAAAAACCTTCCAATACTGGATCGGGCTTTGATGACATGGACTCAGACGTACCCTTTTGATCGGAGTAAAAATGGACGCACTAATTGATTCTATTATTTTTGCATCAATAATAATGCTTGCAGGGTTAGTCTCAACTGGTGCGTTTATTTTCTTTCTTTACTTAGTAGGAGTTTATGATGACTGAAGAAGAAATATTTGCATTAGCCGTAAAAGCAGATTTATACCTTGATTCAGATGAATCAGTTATTAAATTTGGGAAACTAATAGCAGAAAAAGAACGTGAGGAATGTGCAAAATTGTGTGAAAAATTAGTTTTAGAAGATGATTCTTTTTACGGTGAATTTTCTGGCGGAAAAGATTGTGCTAAAGCTATACGAGCAAGGGGACAAGAATGACTAGAGATGAAGCGATAGAAAGAATACAGAAATTCTTAGACAAAAGCAGTCACCACAAATGGAAAGAGGTGCAAGAAGCTATTGATTTTCTAAAGAATGATAAGCCTTATGTCGAAAGTAATTACAAAACTTGGGAGAAAGCCTGGCACAAAGGCTATGATGCAGGGATAGAACAAAGTAAGAAATACGACAAAATCCTAAGTTATTAATTTACTTTTCCTTTTATTCGACCAATCCTGATAATTAATTCTTGGTCTTCCTGACAATCTTTAGAGCAAAATTGAGAATTTGGCAAAGCAGTATCGTTGCAAGTTAAGCAAAATCCGGTGTACTTTGCCTTTTCTCTTTGCCTGATTGCGTTCAGTGCTGATTCCCTGTGCATTTCCTCGGTGTAATGTGCGTCATCTGCTATATCGTTCATGATAAAAATAATGTTTTTTCCTCTAATCTTCTTTTTTCAAGACCTGGAATAACCTTGTGTGCAGCTACGTCCCAAACCTCAAACTGTTCACTTGCCATTTTATAGTCACCTTCATTTAGCCTTTATTTAAAAGTTTAAGCAAGGTACTATTAGCAAAGTTATGCGCTCCAATGTTGTATATCAAATCTAAGCAAGCATCGTACATATTTTGAGTTATTTCAACCTTAATCAACTCGTTTAGCTTGTCTTCAAAAGGTTTTAAGATAATATCAAACAACTCGTAAACTCTTTCCTGAGTTATTGGAGGATCTTCCATAGTTACTTTTGTTCCGTCTTCATAAAACGTATTGCCGATTCCAATAGTAGGAATACCTACAGAGTCTAAATAAGGCTCTAGCCTAATACCTTCATGACGAATAATTAATTGTTTACCGTTTTCTGATACTTTCATTTAATCTCGCTTTGTTGTCTAATCCAGTCTTGCAAAGCCATCAATTTCACTGTTTCACTGGCGCAGTCGTGTTCAATAGATATTGTGTCTTTGGGGATGCCATCAATTCCTCTGGAGGAGATGGAAACTTGGGACATTGAACTGCTACCGGTATCACTTGGGGCTTTGAGGCGCAACCCTGCATAATAACTATCAACAAGAGCCAACTTAGCTTTTTCATTTGATACAACTCCTTGGGTAATTGATTTTTGCTCTACAACTTTGGTTTTTACTTGCTCTTGAGCTATTTCACCCTTAGTAGCAACTTGATTTTTAAATACCTGATATTCAGCTTCTAAAGCATCATATCTAAGGTGCTCTATATACCATCCTCCCCCTGCGGAAAGAATAGCTATAAGTAGTGAAAATATCAGGTTGTAATAGATCATTTTGAAGTTGTAGGTGTAGTCATTGCCGTCATTTTCTCTTGAGATCTGCCAAATGAGGTTATTCCTAGAACCGCACCCATTGCCAAGTGAAAAAACCCTGCGCCTTGCAAAGTCAACGGATTCCATTGGTCATCAACCTTCCCCTTGCCGTAGACCTGGATGAGTGACCAAAACACCGGAAAGATCACAAAATCACAGAAACAGACAACCATATACATCCAACCCATGCAAGGTCTCCATTTGGAGTTTAACCATCCTGTATCGTCAGAGTCGTTTGTCGAAGATGTTTGGTTCAGTCCTATCATGGGCAGTATTTAGGTAGAAATCCTGTTTCTTGAAAAATCTTTAAACATTCCATCTCAACCGAGTTAGCCTGAAATTTTCTTTTAAACTCAATATGCGCTCTGTCCCCTTTGAGACTTTCCTGATAATCTTGTCGAATGTAATACATCAAACTAAAACAAGTGAGTGTAAAAACGAGCACTGCGATACAAATTGCAACCTTAAACTGGAAATCTTCTTTATCAGCCTGAAGTTGTATACGTTCTTGTTCGTCCTTTTTTTTTGCGCTTTGTCAAACTTAGACTTGTCTGCCATTAGCTTAGATCGTTCCTCTTGGAAGTCTGCCCAAAGTGATCCTAATTCTGGAGGGGCTTCCCATGTAAGCATTGTTCTGAGGTCTGCCTCGGCTTGTTCAAGTCTTTTTCGTCTGAGTACGTTGTCAAGGGCAATGGCTTGAAGACTTTTGTTTTTAGGCGGGTTTTTCTCAATTTCTTTTGCATACTCAATTGCCTTTTCTTGATGTTCAAAAAAAGAACCAAGACCGTCTGCGATCTCAGTAATAACCCCAATTGCCTCTTTACCGACTGATTTAGCTTCCTTGTAAAAAGCAACTCCCGATTTAACCGCACCGAGAGCCATCATCGCTAAAGTAAATGGATCTATGATTGCACCTACTTGGAGATAGCCCAACCATGCGAGGCTAACCAAAGATAGACTAGACCGGCAAATGCTGCGGACATTAGACCGCTGAAAGTAAACTTACCAAAGGCAGCGAATTGATCGTTTAGCCATTCTTTTAAGGCTTCTTTCGCAGCCTCTTTCAGTACATTTGGGTCTATTTCTGCCATGATTTACTCGTATTGAATGTTGACTGATCCTGCATCAAAAGTGTCTGTTCCGTTAACTGTTGTTATACGAACCATATTAAGAACTCCAGAAAGAGTTACTGATCCTGCGGTATAACCTAATTGAGCAATTGCAGAATTACCAGTTAACAATGTAAATGTCCAAATATTTGATGAAGAACTAAGCAAAGCAAAAGTGCATATTCCTTGAATAAATGCTCCCGCTGAAGCATTATTTGCTATATCAGCGCCACCACCAGATAAATTAGCAGGAGCAACAGCGTTTACAAAGTTAGTGTATGTTCCAACATATCCAGATGTTGTTGGAACTCCACCAGTACCTAATTGTATTCTTGGTAAACTTGTACCACTTGTGCTGAATCCATTAAGCATAACAGTAATACGCTTAACTCCACTAGGAATACCAGTATAGTCAATATTTGTTCCAGAAGTACTTGCTACTGGTGTTCCAAGGTTAGGTATACCAACCGTATTAGCGTTTGAACCATCAAGGACGATAGCCATAGTAACCCCTTATGCGTTAGCAGTAATAGCAGACTGAACCGGTGCAATTGCAGCGACAAGTTGTGCGGTTGTTGTAGATGCAGTAATCGCTGATCTAGCCGTTGTGAGTGCGGTAGTCCAATCAGAGTCTGCCATCACGTTTGACATTCCAATCCCTGCTTTGTTTGCTCTGTGTTGTACTTCAGCATAAGCCATTGCGTTCAACTGATTTGTAGCTTCTGTTTTAGCTTTGGTCATGTCAACTGTTACAGTTGTTCCGCTTAGTGTCCATGCGTTAAAGAATAAAGCATCATCGCCTTGGGGTAGTGTTGAATCATCAACGATTACCGCACCGGCAGGAGCATCTTTA